GCAATGATAACATCAACTCTGGTTCCGAAGTGTTTGAGTGCTTCCTCAAAACAATTTAGTTCTTCATACATAAAAACCCCTGGGACAAAAAATTACCGAAATTTTTTTTTCGAGATTCTGGTAATCAAAAAGTCATTTTCGCACAGGGGAAATCAATTGTCAACACTTATCAGGATTCCTCCTGCAAAAGTTATGAACATATCCATGCACATCTTTCTCCATCTGATAGTGAGCATGAGTATGTGCCAACTGAATCAGCATAAAAGATCCAACGATAATAAGGTTGAACTGAGTGACTGGGTGCTTAAGAATTTTCCACATAAAAAAAGGGGTCCGAAGACCCCAGAATTATAGCACAGGAGATCAGAAGGCGAACTTCAGACCAGCCTTGGTGCCGTAGCTACGGTCAACACCAGCAACGCCCGAACCAACGAAGCTGACTTCGCCGTAAGCAGACAGTTGATCGGTCAGACCAGCAGAGATACCTGCCTTACCCGAAGGAACGGTGTCAGAAGCACCGCCGTCAGGAGCAACGATGGTAGCGCCGCCTTGGACGTACCAAGCAGCGGATTCGCCCAGAGCACCTTCGTAACCGACGTGGGTGTCGATGTTGGTGCCAGAGTAGTTGCTGCCAGTGAAACCACTGTTAGCTTCAACGTTGACGTAGGGACCTGCAAAAGCAGCGGTCGCCATGAAAGGTGCAGCAGCGGCAGCTGCGAGAACAGATTTGAACATAATTGTTTCCTCGAAATTTACTTGCGGAATGGTTACCCGCAGATGATGGATCGGGTTCGACTTTCCGATCGCATGTGGATATTATACCACAGAGCAAGCGCGAGTAGTTGAGGCACTTATGTCTGTTGTAAAACGTAACAATGCGTCACGTCCACTTATTTATAATACATCATTGGTTCGGGTTTCGTCAATACCCTGTGCCAGTTTTAAAAGTGTCACATGTCATCTTCATAGTCGTAATTCATACGACCAAACATGTGCTCATCATCTTCCCAGGTGGATGGTTCTGCAAACAACTCATCCATCTTGATCTTTTCCATCCTCTTGAATAGAATCTCCAAGTCCAATTCGCTTTCCATTACCTCTCCTTCCAATAGTCTGCTGTTGGATCTTTATCTACAAGATATGTGAAAAGAAAAAATGGGAACAACAAAGATGCTCCCATAAAACAATATACAATTGGGTGGTTTGCGATAAACTCTACAACTTTTATAGCAAAATCCATTGGCAATTAATCGTCGTAAACCAAACACTCAGGAGCACTTGGATTCGCATCACAATAAAGTTCCAGAGAGGTGGGATCATGATGATCTTCTGGATGGTTCTCTGCGTATGCCTCTAGAGCGGCAAGTTCTTCTTCTGTATGTCTGCGAGCCTGAGGAGAAGTCTGAGGATCATCAAGGATCTTCTTGTCGGCTGCAATGTGTGCTTCGATGTTTTCCATTGTTGTTTACATTTTATAGGTATTTATTTTGATCGAGTGAATCTAGATAGTCGATCCACCATTGTGGGTCTTTGTTTCTTTTCCAGACAGGAACTTCCATTCCTTTTTCAGAATAATACTCATAAAGAGCCTGATCGATCTTAGTTGAGATTTCAATAGTCCTCATCCTCTTCGTCAACGTCTGCATATGCGTCATCCACATAGGGTCCGTGTGGTCGTTTGGCATCCTCTCTGACATAGGTTCTCTCAGATTCTACACTAGCAATCCATACAGATAGTTTCATTACTATGTAGATTATAGCGAGTGGAAAGAAACATGCAATGAGTATTAGCGATTGTTCCATAGTTCTCTAAAGTAACGATCAACATGGTTTAAACAATCAAGAGGTGTTGTTTCAGTACCCAATGCCCATTCAAAACAGAAGTCAGACATCTCTTGGTTGACGTGAGGGACACCGTACATCCTAGAAAAGGATGACAATGCAAAATTGTACCGCCTTTTAGTGGGCGGTTCCATTTCCCTTGTACATATCGGTGTCGTAATATCCACCTTTCTTTGCTCCAAAGTAGAGTGTAGTCAATACAAACGGCACTGCTACGATGATCAGTGCTCTTTCAAGTAGATGCTCCATATACTTTCTCATTTAAATAAATCTTCTATTTGTCTTCTGGCATCTGCCATCTTCTGTTTTTCACGTTCGGAATGTTTGTATCCATGCTTCCCGTGAAAAATAAAATGACCTTGGCAGATCATAGTCATACCAAAAAGGAATAGTGCTACTACTCCTATCCAATCTACAATGTGATGTTGAGCCATGGGAACATAGGGGGAATGACACCGATTAATCTCAGCAATCCTTCAGCAAATAAAGCAAGAACCACCCAACCAACACACATAGAAATAATGGAAGCATTTCGATTGTGCCTTCGTATAGCAGCATCGATCATCTCCTGAACATCTTCTCTTGATAGTCTTTCAGGTGGTTCTACATCCTTTCCCCAGTTTTTAAAGTTCATGGGTTGTGATTTCTAGAATCTTTGATTTTATTGTACGCCCAAAGGGCAGCAGCGCCTGCACCGACGCCAATGATACAGCAAACAATCATGTGAATAACGTGTTCGTAGGTTGAGTGATCAGCGTGGTTCATCCGAAATACATTACAGAGAGTGTGAAGATAACAAAGATGATGATAGTAAACATCATCAATCCTACACCTGCCCAGGCAACCCAGGCAGGCATAGGTTCATAGTTATGATTATGAGACATGAACAGTTCCGATCATACCTGCACCCTTGTGGGGAGCACACCAGTAAGTATAGTCACCTGGCTCTGGGAATGCAACCTCAAAGTCTTCGCCTGGTAACATTGCTAAACCTTCGTGTGATAACTCAGGATGATCTTCCACAATTACATTGTGTGGGGGAAGCATGTTGTTGACAAAGTGAACCGATTCTCCTGCTGAGATGGAGACTTCAGCGGGTTCAAATACTAGGTTACCATTGGCACCCATTTGAACATCTACTGCCCATGCAGGAAGGGCAAAGAACAACGTAGCGAACAGTGCAAAAAGAAACTTCATTAGGTATTTGCAACTATTCTATCTATTAGAACTTGATGTTTTTGTAACGATCATTTATCTTGAGTTCCTGACTGATCATCTCTGCATGTTCATCACAACATTTACACCATGCTTTCCTTGCTATCTTTGCCAAAGGATCTTTATTATTTCTCAGTTCAAACCAGATGTGCCACAGGGCAGCACACTCATCACTTTTCTTCTGTAGATGCGGTTCCCTGTACACTCTTCAAATAATCTTTCTCTGACTGATAAGGATGAACCTTACCAGTCTTTAACTCCCATGCATATATTAGATCTGGGATCAACCATTGATCGATTCTGTAACAATACTTCCAGTTAACAGGTTGGACACAGTTCATCACAACCACACTCCAGAAAGCAGCAAGATAGTTCAGAACTGTGTACATCAATCTACAATGTATCCATTCTCTTTCAACCATGCCTTAGTCAAAGGGGTGGGTGGATATTTCTTCCACATCTCCCCCTCAGCACACGCCTCAAGCGCCGCCATGGTCATTCCCTCTGTCTTCCCTGCCCAAGTTGCCTCTGCCTCCCAGGGGACCGCTGAGGCAGGGTAGGAACGCTCTACCATCTCACGCCACAGTGCTGGTACATCCTCTTCAGGTTTGATGATAGCAATCATAGAGTTCTTGATGCTACCTGCCATACAATCTTGTGCAGAGTGCCACCCCTCATGCCTCATCACTGTCATCATCACACTAGGACGATGTACGTATCTCTTATTGAGATAGAAGTTATTGCTTACAGTGTGGTAGACACCACGATGTCCGACAGGGAAATACTTTTCTGGAGCAATGTATACTTTGACCCCAACTTGACTGAGGGCATTCATCATGCGAGCAAACTCATCCTTGACCAGATTCCAATCAGAATGTGGGAACATCTCTTCTAACTGATCAGCACCCCATAGTTGCACCACACCATCAGTACAATCCTGTACGATCATACATCCTAGAGAATCCATGGTGTAATAACCCTTCGTTGGTTCTGCCATTGCAGGGGATGCACACAACGCCAAGGCAAGGAGTAGTTTTCTCATAAAAAAAGAGGGTCCTATGACCCCCTTATTATAGTTGGTTTTCTAATAACTGTCAAGTATTAAGAATCCAAGTATCACAGTGCGTTGCCTCGTGGCAAGACCTCTTCAGGGAACACAAAGTTCTCATGAGGTTGGTCTACTGGAGCCATCCAGGCACGGAGTCCTTCATTGAGGAGGATGTTTTTCGTATAGAACGTTTCAAACTCTGGATCCTCCGCAGCTCTGATCTCTTGTGAAACAAAATCATAAGCTCTAAGGTTAAGTGCAAGACCAATAATACCGATGCTAGAGGTCCAAAGACCCATAACAGGAACAAACAGCATAAAGAAATGTAGCCAACGCTTATTGCTGAATGCAATACCGAAAATCTGCGACCAAAAACGGTTTGCGGTGACCATAGAATAGGTCTCCTCTTCTTGTGTAGGCTCGAATGCCTTGAATGTATTTGATTGTTCACTGTCTTCATAAAGTGTGTTTTCAACAGTAGCACCGTGAATCGCGCACAGTAGTGCTCCACCCAGTATACCAGCAACTCCCATCATATGGAACGGGTTGAGTGTCCAGTTGTGGAATCCCTGTAGGAAGAGTAGGAAGCGGAAAATCGCTGCGACACCAAAACTCGGCGCAAAGAACCACGAGGACTGTCCGAGAGGATACATGAGAAAAACAGACACAAAGACAGCAATCGGACCAGAAAAGG